AAAGAAGCAAGCGCGAAAGTACATGGCTGCTATCGCTGCTTTGCAACCGGGTGCCCATGTGCACAGTTTCGTGGTTACGAACCGTGCATGTGAGTACGTAGCGAGTACTTCAGGATTATCTGAATATCTCGTGACAAAGTACCCTGGTTTGCCAATCCCTCTTCATACTATTGAGGAGTAAGGTGACATCCGACCTGGTGAGGTCGTTAAATATACACAACCCAGTTATCAATCTGGGTGCTACGGTAAAGCAAAATTGGCTTCATGTATTGATTACGGTGTATATATAGATTTCCTTGTTACATATGTGTATGACGCTTGCATGTTGTATGAACTTCCCTCGAGAAGTACCGCTATTTAGCGGACCTGTGTTGAGACAGTACAAAATGAGGACCGTTTGGTGCATTAAGTCAGGCACCATCTGTACATAAATAAGACTTGCTCAAAATGAAAATGAAAATAATATTCAAGTTGGGTCCGATGAACAGGACTCCAAACATCATACTGCCACGTGGTTAGACGCTGCACCTGGCTATTCGTATGAAGTACCCAGCGCCTACGACATGACTCGGATGAATGCTGATACGGATGAAGTGGATCTTAATGATTTCTTTTCTCGTCCGTTAAACATCGCATCATACGAGTGGTCAACCACGGTCAGATTTTTCCAAGATCTTGACCCGTGGTCTTTATATATTGGCAATCCTAGAGTTATAAATAGGTTGTCAAACTACAATCTTCTGCGTGGGAAAATGCACGTGAAGGTTATGATCAATGGTAATGGCTTTTATTATGGTAAAATGTTAGCATCTTATAATCCTTTAAATGGAAACGATGACCTTGAACTTAATCGTGCTTTAGTACCTGCAGATATTGTAAGAGTCTCACAGAAGCCTCACATCTATGTTGATCCTACAACTAGTCAAGGGGGAGAACTTGTTCTACCCTTCTTTTACCCAAAGGACAACTTGAATATTGTGGATGGTGACTGGGATGAACTCGGTGAAATCAACCTGCGAGAGATTAATCAACTTCGACACGCTAATGGTGTAACCGACTCTATTACTATTACAGTTCTAGCGTGGATGTCGGATGTTGTTCTTTCTGTTCCAACCGC